CATTCATTTGCCTACCCCTTGAGACTTTGCCCATTTGATATTGCTGTGAGTGATAAAACCCATAACCATTTCATTCGGCTCGCACCTAATTTCATCAATGGCGTTAGGCCATACTCCGAACTTTTCCCGGTACTTATTTGCAGCCCATCCACGCTTATAGCCTTTCCGTTCTGCGAAAGTTAACAGCCCGCCGAGGAACTTTTCTTTTTCCTCTCTGGTATATTCTCTGTTTATTTTTTTCTTGTCGCGTTCAGCCTGTTTGATTTTTTCAAGTTCCCCAGCTTCTTCAAATATCTGATTTTGCGCTTTAGTCTCAAACCCACACTGAGGGCATATAGCAGCCTTGACTGGTTTCATGACTTTACATTTAGGGCAGGCTTTCGGCAATACAATCGGCTTCTCTCGTTTGCTTTCGCCTTTCTTCTTTGTGCATAGCTCTTGAGGCATATCGTCAGTGTGAAATCCCATGCGTTCAAAATTTCCGGCATGGTCTAAAATCAATGCTCTGTCCTTGCCTTCATTTGGACGCAAGACCCTTCCTGCCATTTGACAGAATAGTGCAAGGCTCTTTGTTGGTCTTGCCATTATTTCAACCTCGGCATTAGGCGCATCAAATCCAGTAGTTAACACTCCGACACTTGAAAGCAATTTAATCTCACCGTTTTTAAATCCTTGAATAATCTGGAATCTTTCTTGTGAATCGGTGTAAGCGTCAATATGCCTTGCGTTTACCCCAGATTTCACAAATTCCTCAACGATGTATTTTGAATGGCAAACGTTTGTCGCAAAGCATATTGTTTGCTTATTCTGTGCCAGCTTGTGCCATGTCTGAACAATGCTTGCAATCAGTGCTGGCTCTTGAGCGCGTTCTGCTGTTTGCTTCTGGTTGAAATCATCACCACCGCCCACGCCTTTCATGTCAGGCTGTGACGGCCCATATACATCAGCAGGAACTAAAAACCCTTGCTCAATCAGATCGTTAAGCGTTACCGTGTTGATTAATTTATCGTATACATTGCCCATGCCTTTGGTAAATGGCGTGGCTGTTACCCCGATAAATGGCACTAACCCCCATCGCTCGATTAAATCAGTCTGCGCCTTATACAGACAATGGGCTTCATCAATCAACCCGAGATCAAAATCCCATCGGTGATTGCGTCTTGAATAGCTCTGAATTGATGCGATCTGCACAGGCATTTCTAAATTATGACGTGGATTGTCTGCCTGGATAATGCCGTGGTTAATTCCCATTTCATCGAATACGGCGCTTGTCTGGTTAACTAGGGTTATTCGATCCATGAATACACAGACCTTTTTTCCCTTCGATCTAGCCATTTTGACAATCTCAGCCATTATCACAGTCTTTCCAGCTCCAGTAGGTAACTGCAATACTGGACGTTTGAAGCCTTGAGATATAGCTTGTCTGAGTTGTGTGATTGAATCTATCTGGTATTGGCGTAGTTTCATCGGTAGCGCCTCCACACATATTCCACTTTTCGGATTGCGTCATTATCAGGCAATGGCGGGGTACATGCTTGAGCATATCGAATAGCCTCGAATTCTGCCTCATGCTGCGGAAGTCCGAATTTTTCCATTTTGCAGATAAATTTGAAAAGCGCCTCGTCTCGATTTCCCTCTGATTCGCCATACTCGACGTTATCCCACATTTTTCCGGTAGGCTTGAAGTCTCGATTGATCGGCTTGGGTTTTGGAGGAGGGAACAAAAATTCCATTCTTTTGGCATTTATCTCCCCCCCTCCGGAATGAATAATTCTAACTGGGTATGGGTTGCATTTCAGGTGATTGAATCCTGGCATCCGCAAAGTTTTATTTACCGACATGGCGCATTCATCACCATCCAAACGATTAGCCAGCGTTTTTTGAATTCCAGGCCATTTATCCAGAGGGCAGCCGTTAGACTTCCAGTAGACGTGATAGCGTCCCAGTGAAGTCTCGACAATCATTGTGGGGTCGAAGTCATGACTGCGTGTTGCCTCGATTACATCGTGAAGCGATCCTCCATCAAGGTCTAGCACAAATCCGTTGATCGAGGTCACGTTTTCAATGCGCCTGCCCTTAAAATCTGTATTGTTTACAGCTACATGGATTGAATAACCTTCATCGTTGAATCGTTTCAGTGCTGGGTATAGCTGGTTAATTTGGCCATGAAAAATAGTTTTCTGGAATTTCCGATCACCCTCAGCCCTTAATTTCGCCTGTGCAGTCTCGGGAATGATCTGGAATGTTGCCGGGCCACCATCAAACCACGTCTGCATGAATTCTTGGGCTGTGTCTTTCCCCCTATCACAGTTATTATTGTTTAGTTTATGTTTATTGGTTTGGTGTTTGATCTTTCGTGTAACATTTTTCAATTCTGGTTCAGCGGGATTTACATCTTCTTTGATTTCACTCGGAACTTCGTCGATCTTGTTGCTATCGTCTGGAATCGTGCGAAGTATCGTATAGAGGTTTGAGGTCTGGCACCAGCCATTTTCAGCAACGCGACCGATCCAGGTTATGAATTTGTTGAGTCGTAACCACTTCATAGCCCGAATCACAGTCAGCCTGCAATAGTCCAGCTTACTTGCAATATACTCATGTGATGGGTATAGTTGGGTTACATGTTCGTTTTGTTGTAGCTCCGCCAGTGTTTCGAGCACTCGGCGGGGAGCTTTTGGAATAATCAATTCACCTCTCCTTAATTTGAAATTCTAATTTAACACGTCTTACTCTAAATTCCATAATAACTAATCCTTATATTAAATTGAGATAATCATAAACATTTATTTATAGTTAGTTAGGCAACTAACTAATATCTATTTCCGTTCCTCATAGAATCTACCTTCTTCGCCGCAATAATGACCACCTAGAAAAGTTCGCATGTTATCACAAGAGAAATAATCTAGTTTTCCATTAGTAAGATCGGCGATCACAGCAGATTCATGCGTACACTTGGGCCAACCAATCCACCTAGCCTTATAATATTCACAATTCTTGCAGATATTCATATCAACCCCGTTCGTTCCTTATAGGTGTGGCGCAATAGGATTTGAACCTATATCCTGCCCTGCACGGGCAAGCTTTAGCCAGTTAAGCTATACGCCACATAGGCGGTCAAGGTCAGTTCGCTTTACTGACTAAAGGCGTGCCATACCACTTGACCATATTAAAGGCAATGGTTGGAGTCGAACCAACATATACCGAGTTTGCAATTCGGCGCATTTGCCACCTCTGCCACATTGCCATATTTGGTGCATCATCATGGTATCGAACCACGCTCTCCGATTCTTCAAAACGGCGCTTTCACCTGATTAGCTTATGATGCTAAATTAAAAAACCCCGCCTCATGTGGAATATAGACGGGGAACACTCTCACTGGTTTTTCTGTTGTTTCATATATTCTAATATTCTAACTATCTTTGAGTACGATGGATCATCGACTCGATCCTGTATAAAGGCGTTCATCCAGTGAGTACCGACACCTATTTCCTTGCATAGTGTGGGCCTGGAACCATGAGCCTTGATAAAAAACGTCTTGGCTCGCTGAATATCTCTGTTAATTACTTTCATTAAATTTTTCATGATTCAAGAATAATTGATGATTACAAGAAAGTCAAATGAAATATTTACTTGACAAGATATTATCAAGGGCGTAATATGTACACATAGACTTAAACAACGACAAAGGCGACGATAATGAGAAACGTATACTTAACTAGACATTATGACAAATGCTGCTTTGGCAAGTATCGTGCAGTGCAGGCAACATCGCTTAAGCCTTACTATATAAAGCAGGGTAAAGTTTGCATTAAGTTTCGCGGCAAGTATCATGAAATTGCGGAAGAAAGCGAAACTACTACAGATCGCTACCTGCAATTTCTAATAGACAATAATTGTAATACAGGCCTTAGTACTGCTAGTGTAATCATTGCAGATTTTACACCTCTATCATTCAAATAAATAAGCAAATCACTGGAGATAAAACCATGAAACCAAATACTAACTTATATGTAAATGTGAAAAATAAATCACAAACCATTGAAAACGAAAGTGGAAAGGTTCTTTATAAGATAAATCAAGATGAGTTTGATTTTTTATATTTCGACCTTGGATACCATTTTGCACAGAGAGGAATGTATAGATACCTGATTATTCCTCACGGGACTATAAAAAATAGTCAATAGTAACTCACTGGAGAATAACATGCACAACGATGACAATCACAATGACTGGGAAAGTAACTTTCTTACACCGGCTCAGGAACAGCGTAGAGAAGAAATCCGCAACGAGGTTTTAGCTAGATTTAAACCTGCTGATTGGACTGACGTTATTGATCATGCGAAAGAACTTGAGCTGAGTGATCTGACTAAGGCAGTTATTAAAGAACATCACCTAGACACCTTACTTAATTTGAGGTTAGCATTTAATAACTACATCGACTATTTAACCGATGAGGAATTTAGAAAGGAGCTTGACGATGAGTGATGAATTACAGCAAATTAAACATAAAATTACTGGTGAAGTTTTATTTGAGTTAAAGATCGGTGGTTTTTCACTAGCTATAAAAGCCGCTGTCAAAGAGAAAAAGAGCCTCGAAGGCGCAGACCTCAGAGGCGCATACCTCAGAGGCGCATACCTCAGAGGCGCATACCTCAGAGGCGCATACCTCAGAGGCGCATACCTCGAAGGCGCAGACCTCAGAGGCGCAGACCTCAGAGGCGCAGACCTCGAAGGCGCAGACCTCAGAGGCGCATACCTCAGAGGCGCAGACCTCGAAGGCGCAGACCTCAGAGGCGCATACCTCAGAGGCGCATACCTCGAAGGCGCATACCTCGAAGGCGCAGACCTCAGAGGCGCAGACCTCAGAGGCGCAGACCTCGAAGGCGCAGACCTCAGAGGCGCAGACCTCAGAGGCGCAAAAGATATTATTCGTGTGGAAGGGGTTATACCATACGCTATTTATTTAACACCTAAGCACGTTAAAGCTGGCTGTCAGTTTCACACATGGGAAGAATGGAGAGGTTTTGATAAAGCTAAATTTGAAGAATTTGAGAGAGGCGCTAGCGAATATCGCGATTATCTTTATCAGGTAATGGATTTATTTAAGGATAAATTAGGAGCTGAAAAATGATCCGCTTATATTATTACACTCTTATATTCTTAACTATGGCTACGGTCATAGGGGCGGTGATGTTATGAAGGTGCTAGTTGCTTTTGAATATTCTGGAGTGGTTAGGGATGCTTTTATAACTAAAGGACATGATGCTAAAAGTTGTGACCTGTTACCTACAGAAAGACCTGGGCCACATTATAAGGGCGACATCATAGACATGCTTAAACAGGATTATGACTTAATAATAGCCCATCCGCCATGTACGGCTTTATGTGTAGCTGGGAATAGCACTTATGGTCTAGGAAAGGATAAATATAAAGAGCGAATGGATTCAGCAAAATGGACTCAATGTCTTTGGTATCAATGCAAAAAGTGGTCGCCAAGAGTATGCTTTGAAAATCCAGTAGGTGTATTGACTAGCATGACTGACTTACCAAAGCCTCAATATATACAACCTTATCAATTTGGCCACAAGGAACAAAAGAAAACAGGACTATTTTTACATGGATTAGGGCCGTTAATAGAAACGAATAATGTATACGAGGAAATGATGAAACTACCAAAGAAGGAAAGAGAGCGTATTCATTATATGTCACCGGGCCCGGAGCGAGGAAAAGCCAGAAGTCTCACATTCCAAGGAATCGCCGATGCAATGGCTGATCAATGGGGTGGCTTATGATCACCCTCGCAACATCAACAAGCTACTTCACACACCGAACTAGCTGGATCGTTGAATTTAGATTATTTGGGTATATCGTTTCGGTGTTTGTTAGGCCGAGTTTGAAGATTAGAACTTATAGGAGAATAACATGAACAAGACACACTGGAAAAAAACATTTAATAAAGACTATCTGGGCGCTCATGACCTAGAAGAAAATAAGGACATTAAAGTTGTTATTGATTATGTTGTTGTCAAAGGCATAAAAGACCCTCAAGGCAATAGCTCAAATTGTAACGTTGCTTATTTTAAGGATAAAACAAAGCCAATGATATTAAATGTAACAGCCTGTAAACAAATTAAAAAGTTTTCTGGCTCTAACTATATTGAAGATTGGAAAAATATACCTATCCAAATATATGTACGTGAAGTTAAAGCATTTGGCGAAGTTGTCGAAGCATTGAGAATTAGAGAACAACAGCCTCAAACTGAAAAGGAAAAACTGAACCCTAATTCTGATAAATGGCCTAAAGTTGTAGATCGTTTAAAAGATAAGGGTATTGACGGATTAACTATCGCCCAAAAATATTATGATATAACACCGGAAAATATAGAGGTTCTGAAAAATGCAGCCGGTCTTTCATGATATAAATCAGAATACTGATGAATGGCTTGAGTTACGGCGGGGGAAGTTTACCGCGTCAACCTTTAAAGATTTGTTTATGGGCGCTAAAACAGCAGGATATGAAAAAGCTATTTATCAGCCTGTATTTGAAAAGTTGACAAATGAGTCACCAGAAAGTTTTTCATCTTCATACATGCAGCGAGGTCATGAACTTGAGCCGCTTGCAGTAGAACACTATGAAATGGAAACATTCACAGAAACCAAACCTGGCGGGTTTTGGTCAATGGGTGAATGGCTGGGAGCTAGCCCTGATAGATTGATTGATGACGATGGATTGCTTGAAATTAAATCACCGGCATTCAATACACAGATAAATTATCTGTTAAAAGGTACGTTACCAAAAATTTACCACTGGCAAGTTCACGGTCAATTGTATATCACTAACAGGCAATACTGTGATTTTATAGCTTACCATCCAAAGCTTAAGCCATTGATTATAAGGATTGATCGTGATGAGAAAATAATTGATGAGTTAGAGTTGAAACTTACAGAATCAATTAAAAAGGCTAAAGATATTTTTAACCGGATTAAAAAGTTATGACTGACCAAATCACCCCATACGATATGGACATCATGCGGTTAATGACTGGCTCCGATAGTAAGAACATCAAGAGTGAGTATGGATATAGAAATAAATTTGCAGCGATATTCCCTAGCAAGCAATATTATTCACTGCAAAAATTATCTAATTACGGTTATGTTCGACAGGTTAGATATTGCAAGAAGGGTAATTTTGAAACTAATAGTCATTGTTTATTTAGAGCTACACGACTAGGACTATTACTTTTAGGATTTACAGACAAACAGATAGAAAGAGCATTAAAGCAGTAGGAGGTTATCATGGAAATCTCAATTGTAAAATGTAATGACGAAAGGCTGTCAATTCTACCAGAGGAAAAGATCATTGTATCTAGCCGGTTTTTATTCAGCGAGGTTACAGGATCAGAGTTGATCCAGGCACTTGAAATGTTTAAGCGACAAGAGAGGCTTGATTATGAAATGGATTAGAAAAGGCGAGAAGAATTATGCCAGGGGCAACAAGGGCGAATACCGAATTGAAAGTAGTATGTTCGGTTATACATTGGGCGTTTTTGTCGGCTCGGAATTAGAGCGAACAATTACAGCCAGAAGAATTGACGGGCTAAAGCGATTAGCTGAGAGGATGGATAAATGAAAGACCTAAAAACACAACTAATCATTGAAGCAAGCGAAAGAGCTATTGGAAACGCTTGAGGATGAGAAAGAGATTGCGGAGCCTTTCAAGTTTGCTCAGCGTGTATTGGTTGGTGAATTTGATAGTGAGGAGCCAGATATACCCGCTGTATTTTGGAAGATGGATCATAACTTCTTCAAAGTTATTTTGCCAAGTGGAGACTACGGTAGCTTCCATTACTGTAAACCAAACCCCAATTTTCACGCGCTTGAGTTTGTGCGAAATGACCACGACGGCGACCCTGACAGCAGGCTTCCACTCGGTACATTAGTTATTGGCAGCAATGGCCAATTTGACCAAGCTGAGGATATGGATTGGGATTATGTAGACTGGTACGCGATTTGGCCTGATTGGATGAAGTAAAGACCACCTTATTAGACTATTGACGGAGTGATTATGACATTAAAAGTATTAGACCTGTTTAGTGGGATAGGAGGTTTTAGCTTAGGTTTAGAACGAGCAGGAATGAAAACTATTGCTTTTGTTGAGAGTAATACAGCTTGCAGAATGTTATTAAGAAAAAGATGGAAAGATGTTCCTGTTTTCCACTGCATTAAAACTGTTGATTTTGAGTCAATAGGTAAAGTTGATTTGATTTGCGGGGGGTTTCCTTGTCAACCATTTAGCACAGCAAGCCACGGTATTAAAACTGATGAAAATTTATGGCCTGAAATGGCGCGTATTATTTGGCAGATAAAACCTAAATGGGTTATTGCTGAGAATGTATTAGAGGCTCCAATAATTCAAGCTCAACAAGATTTAGAGCTAATAGGATATAAATGTGAAAGACGAAATATTAAAGCGAGTGATTGCGGGGCAGACCATAAGAGAAGCCGTTGGTGGCTTATTGCACACGCCGACAACAAAAGCGAATTTTCTAGCGCCATCGATGCAGAAGTGGAGAAGTTGCCGGAATTATGTCAAGGCGTTTGGGGGGCAGAGAATTACTCCAGAGCAATTCGAGTTCCTGATGGGGTTTCCAATAGGATGGACAGACTTAAACAATTAGGGAATTCGGTTATCCCGTACATTCCGGAAGCTATCGGCAGAGGAATTTTAAACCAGCACACTAGCGAGGATTTGGGATGAGTGATTTAGGAACGGCAATAGCGATAGCAAGTCAGGCATTTAAAGATAAGACGGACAGAGGCGGTAAACCGTATATTCTACATTGTCTATATGTAATGAATAAAATGAAATATTCAGGCGATGAAGAATTAATGATTGTTGCTGTGTTGCATGATCTTATTGAAGATACAAGCTATAAGCTTATGGATCTTATCTCGCATGGGTTTAGCAATAAAGTGGTAAATCTAGTTAGCTTATTAACGCACGACCCAAGCATGGATTATATGGAGTACATAGAACAGATAAAAAGTAATAGTGAACAGGCCATTGAAATCAAAATGCACGACCTCAGGCACAATAGTGACATTACTAGAATCAAAGGGCTACGCGATAAAGATCTTAAGCGCATAGAGAAATATCACAAAGCGTATACGTACCTTAAAAACTAAACAACCAGTAAGCGAGGGGTAGAGTGTGAGATATAGATATAAAGTTACCCAGCCTATGCTGCCTTCAAAAGCTACGAGCCCGGTAATGAGTGGACAAGACATGGAAGATTGGCTGAATCACATGGACGATCATGGGTGGGAGTTTGTTGGTCATGCAGAAAAAAGGTGGATAGGAAGCGAGCCGTTTATACAAAGTTGGTGGATATTTAGAAAGCAAGACGAGGGGTAGAGTATGGATATTGACGTGATGTTATTACGGCGTGAAGTGGAAGCACAAAACAAAGATATTGATCGGCTAATAGGATTAGTGCAATTATTGACTTGGAAGCTTGGGAATTTAGTCGGCCAAGAAATACTGAAAGAGTCAGTTAATTTTGAAAGAACTGAGCCTACTAAATGGGAAGGTAGTATGCCATGAGCGAATTCGAGAGACAGCAGGCAGAGTTGGAGAGCAAGGAATGAAATGGACGACAGAGAAACCAACGCGAAGTGGATATTACTTTTATCGAAGAGACGACAGAACCATCGAGGAAATAATTGAAGTGTTTGGGCTATCGTTTTATGAAACAGAATCGACTTACAAGGAAATAGGAAAAAGATTTACTAAGCCTATCCATGACCTAGAAGGTGAATTTTTAGGGCCTGTGCGACCAGAGGACTTGATATGAGCGATTTACTTCCGTGTCCGTTTTGTGGTAGTCCTGTCCATATTGCAGCAGACGATAGCAATATATGGGAGGTTAGTTGCTACGACATAGAATGTATAGCGTATGAACTTGCATGGTTCAACACAGAAAAAGACGCAATCGAAGCTTGGAACAAACGAGCGGGAGAGGATGATGAGTGATTTAATCAAACGAATGAGCATAATAGCAGGTATGTTGGAGATGGGTGAGCCTGTTAAGTTCGGTCAGGATGCGGCTCTGATGTATGAGGCTATAGAAGAGTTAAAGAAAAGACAGTGGATAAGCGTGGATGATCGGCTGCCTGAACACGAGGTGACAGTTCTATGCCATTTTAATGATGGTTCAATAGAAACATTTGCTAGAGACTTTACTGGAATATTTGGGGTAAGTGCTATGGATTACGTAACACATTGGTTGCAAATACCAGAAGCGCCGGAGGGTGATAATGCTACGTAAGAAGTGGAGAGTAGTCTACAGAACTAAACGGGATAGATGGGATCATGGAAGCCTTGACGGGCAGGATGGGTACTCAGACCATTACTTCTGGATAATAGCGAAGCTCTATCAATTCATGTGGTCGAGACAGTCGCCGAGTGGGGATACTTATTATTCCAAGATTGAGGATATTTTGCGGGAGGATTTCTTGTGAAACAGAAACAATTAGCAGGCATCGAGAGCATGGCAGACGCTTATCAAAAGCAATGCCGACATGATAAGCATAGAAAGCAATTACTCTATGCTGCAATCCTGGAGCTTGAATACAATCCGCACCCTGATGATAATGAGCGGGAACGGATTGAAAAGCTGGTGAAGAAGTTAAGACGCGGGCTTTAAGTAATTATAGAAGCTAAAACTCCCCACATTCCCCCGGAAACTGTTGTGGTGTTGGCACTTGCTAAAGACCTTAACCTCACATCAGAGTTTGGCCTGATTATAATATAAGGAGAGCCAGACCTAATAGAACCGGACGTATTAGAGCATGATAATTCAAACTGCTCTAAAAATGTTTTTCCTTTTTCTCTTACCTCAAACATAATTTCAGCAGTAGCTGCGGTTTTTTCCAAAACGTCTGAATACACTCCTTGAACAATCCAGTAATCCACACTTGATATTGTAGTAGAAGCTTTTTCTGAATTGTTTTCTCCGGCCCTGATTTCACAATGAACCTTGGCCGCTGTGTCTGGAGTGCCTGTAGTATCGGTGTCATCTTCATAAACATAAATAGTGCCAACAAGATCACTTGTGCCGTTGTTTTTTATTCTTGATACCCTAGCAAGAGCTGTGCCGAGAGTTGCCTGAGTCTGCCCGGTCAGGGTTATTGTTTGCGTTACAAAAGTAAAATCACCGTTACCATCAACAGTGTGCCCCTCTACAATAACTTCCTCTGTGTCAGACGCACTTGAGCTAGATATAGTCGTTATCAGATTCGATGAAACATAAGTTTCATTATATGTTCCTGCGGGTAAGGTCATTAATGTAGTTTTATTAGTAGTGTGAACCTGCTCAGATCGTCCAAACTTTAAAAGGTCTTTTCCTTTATCCCATATACTGACAGTATGGCCGTAATTCTTTTGAATCACGCGCATTGCGTGAAGCATCCAATATTCTGTGTTATCTCCATTTTCCTGTATTGCCATTTTAGTTCTTCCTTGTTGATTCAATAATTTTTCGTAGTCGTTTAATCCTGGCCTTTCGTGCTGCCAAAACTAAAGCCATTCTATCCCGTACGGACTTATTCAGACATTTAAAGTCTTTCTTTGCCAGTTTCGGGGTCACTAGCGGATCAGGTAGCGGAAGTCTGGGCTGAATATACACAGGTTTTCCACAGCTTATTAACAGGCTACTCGAAATAATCATTGCGATTGTCTTTAAGTGCATCGGCTACCTCTTTGTTTTCGTCTTTCCTACTTTGCTCTAAGGCTTCGTGTGCGGCCCTCTCAGCGTCATTCAATGCTTTTGCTTGTCGTTCTCTGTATTCAGCAAACGCTGCCTTGTCTCGCTTCCATAACCCATACAGAACAGCAGATAATATGCCAAGGAAGGCCATGCCCCATAGTTTAAGTTTTCCGAGCAAAGGACACCCCCTGATTAGTTATTGACCGTAATACACCGTTCCCAGTGGTTAACAGCACCATCAGGACGGGGTAATAGCTCTCCCCTAGCATTGGCTTCAATAGCGGGAAAACAGGCTCTAATGACGCTAGACCGGCTATGACCGCGTTGAATATGATCGTTTTGGATTTGTACCAAGGTTTCAAAAATCACCTCACAAAGTAAATGACTAAGGCGCTAAATGCACCGAGAAACATCAACATAAATCCGCCTATAAAAAATGGGATTATGTCGTAAGCCTCTGATTTATTTTTAAATACATAAATATAAGCGACTATTAATAAGCCAACAATAAATGTTACAAAACTAGCTAAGTATATTCCCATAAATCACCTCGTTGCTTTGTATAAAGCATAGACAATTAACCCGAAAATTAATAGCTGTAAAATAATCATTGATTCTTGATTGCTCGCAAGATTGTATTTAATTTTCTGTCCAGACGATCAATCTTGTTGTCAGTCTTATCGAATCGTTTTTCTGTTCTTTTTTCCATTCTATCGACTCTGTGTTCAAAATAAGACCTGTTTTTCTTGATCTCGCTTTTGTTGTTGCTGATAGAGTTGACGTTAACTCCCCAAGCGCTACCGATAGCGAGAATCATTCCAGCAATAACAAAGACCTCTTTGTAAGGTATTCGATTAAACGCTTTCTTTTCTTCGTCGCTCATATTAACCCCCGAGTTAATGAACTATTTGCGCAATTGTTGGCGCTGATGAGTAAGTGATAACTACAGCCTCATTCGGCTCAAGATGAATAGTCTTATCAGTAGCAGTAGCTAAAGTAATGCCGCCCTGAGTAATACTGGACACCGTTCCTCCCTTCACATAAATGGTGTTAGGTCTATGTCCATTAGTGTATGTCATTGGTGATGCTGTTACTGTGGCATTTGCTGGTAACTCAGCAACTCCAAGATTATCTTTGATAATCCCCTCGGCGCCTGTACCTCCATCAAATAATCCAGCGGTTACATTTCCATTTAGATTGTTGCCCTGAATAACAAACTCTGTACTAGTACCCGTATTTATAAAAATACCATATCCCTGATTGTTTCCAGCCGCGCCAAGCAAATCACCGATTTTATTATTACTAATAATAAAATTATCAGTGTTTGAGTTAACTAATATACCGTGATATGTTCCGCTTCCTGATGTAGAGTTATCGCCAATATAACAGCCATCAATAGTCACATCTTCCGGCCCAGCCAAAATATTGACTCCATGAGCAAAGTTCCCCATTATTCGTGTATTAGTTATTGCAACCTCCCCCCTAAAACCTGCTGCTATATTAATACCACTTCCCGCAGAGCATGAGCCCACCCATGAATTAGATAAATAAACACCTTCTCCGCCAGCAAGAGATATACCTGTTGTCACATTGTGGTCTGCCTCTAGGTCATTCGCAAAGCACCAGATTGGATAGCTTGCTCCTGTGTTTGCAGTATCAAGCATGGCAAAAGCAGAGGCTCCATATAGTCCCGTGCAATTTTCAAGAACTAGGGAGTAGGCGTAGTTTTCCTGCACGACCCATATGATAGTGGTGTTTCCGTTGCCAGCCGTATCACATACAACATCTGATATTAAAGCTCGGTAAGAACCTAAAACCCCAGACCCAGTGCCTTGATACAAAATACCTCTTGTACCCAATAAACCGCGAAGGTGTACTTTGAGTATTCTTGTTTCTGTGCAGGATTCAATTAAAATACCATTCCACATATTTTGAATGTAAACGTTATTTACATATCCAAAAAAACAACCTGACGATCCAGTTTTGTTGAATGTGACGGCATATCCTGCCGTTGGTGTTCCGGTATGAGTTATTTTCATATCTGACACGCCAGAAAATTGAGAACTAGAAAAAACAAAGGTATTTGCTGTTGTTGAATTCTGCTTAATTATAGTTGATTCAATTCCAGAACCTTTTAGGTTTATACCGTTTACGCTAACTGTAATAGCACCATCGACAAAATAATTTCCTGGTGGAAAATAAACAGTATCCCCAGCAGCAGCGGCTGCAATAGCCACAAGTATTGCAGTGGTATCGTCAGTAACGCCATCACCAACCGCACCATAATCTTTAACTGAAATATAATCGCCAAGCCTTGACGTTACTGATCTAGTTGTCCCTAATCCACTAGCAGTATAATTATCATTGTTTACGGTGGTTGATACCGCTTCAAGAGCAGTTCCAGCCGCATTCCATCTCAAATAATTACCAGCTCCAGGATCAGGAAACGAAAGGTTTGATAATGGAGAACTATCCTTAAGGCGCATGGTTCTGGATAATTCTTCATCATGTTCTTGAGAAATCATTACTAAACGATCAAGTCCAGCCTCGTGAGTTTCTGCCGGGAATTTGTCACCCGTGATATAATCAGATAACTGCGTACGGGGGAGTAATCGCCGGATAGTCAAAGTTCCGTCAGTATAGTTTGTGACAGTCGTTACTGTGCCGCCAGTAGGCCATGGGCCTGTGCTGACTGTGTAATTTGTGGTTAACGTCAAAACTGTCTCGATACCTACGGTATCAGTTCTAATAACCTCTAAATCAGTTTCAGCTAATATCTTGAAATTGAAAGTAAATGCAGTCGTTGCCCCGGTTAGGGTGTATGAGTTTTTGCGAATTGTGGTTGATACAGTCATTAGAATTTACCAAATAAAAAGTCTTGCTCGTTGTATTTCTGCATCCGGGCTCGGGTTCTCTCAAGGTATCCGGGGTTAATGTTTTCCTGTATATGGTTAAATATTAGACCATCAAAGGCTTTTTTTGTCCAAAACCAGTTAACTATCGGCGCATGGTGCTTTACAAAGTTAACTATTTTGTTTGTGGTTTTGAAGTCAAACTCATTATTACCTGATAGTTTCTCTGTTAATTCCTTCTTTAGTCCAAAGCCAATATTTAGTAATTCATTCATGCTTCCGAAAGCTGGCCCTGCAACCGTACCCATTGCTGACGTGCCAAACCTTGAACCCTCGCCAAATAAAAAGTCTCCATATATTCCAAGACCGCCGCCTTGCTGTGCTGCCGCTAAAAATACCTTAACGGGGTTTGCTGTTGGATCACGCGGCGTTCTGTTTTTTGCTATATCTTTCAACGTCATAGCCATGTAGCCCATCGCTGTACTCATAGCAAATAACATCGCCATTCCTTGTTTATTCATCTTTCCATTGATCATAAACTTTCCCATTGCCTTAGTCATAAAGGTTACAGGGAAAGCCTTAAACTGTGCAAAAAACCTCATTCCCTCACCTGCCCATGTTCCTGGAGTTGTTTTTCCCCTTAACAACGCCATTTCTCTGTCGCCTGGAGTTGGGATAGCTGAATCAGACTGATCAACAAAATAACTTCTAACTGATGTTTCAAGCTGATCTCTGAATCTTCTAATTTTTAATGGGCCTGCTTTTTCGCCTATCATTCCTCTAACTTGAGCATCAGTTAAGTTTTTAGCTGATTCTGGTGTAATGTATTCAGCACCATCAATATTTCTTGTTGGTTGCGTACGAATAATATCCCACTCAGCAGGCTTTAAATAAAGCCCGAGAGACTGCCTTAAATCAGGGTCTAATTTCGACCATGACTTACCTTTATTCACCCCTAAATTACGACTAAGCATTGTTGCAAACCCTGTCTTATGGGCATCAGTCCACCAGTTAAGACCTGTAAATTTAAACGTGCTTTGTACTAAACTATTCAATCTACCTGGTACGTGATCGGATGCGCCCCAGCGATTAAGAACTTGCCCCATCATTCCTTCATAACCAACACCTAATATATCAGCTAACTGTCGCTTCTCACCGCTTGTTCTACCTTGCATGAGATTATCAATCCCCTGCTGGAATCCTTTAAGATAGCCAATACCGTTAAATTTTGCCTGACTTGCCATTGTTGCAAGGTCATTCACTGATGATAAAGATGCGCCCCCAAGCTTTGAGAAGGACTCAAACGCTCTTATGCCAGCCCCTACCATGGACAATCCAACAGAGCCAGGCCGTTTATTCTCTCCGGTGATCTGCATCATGTACCATTCTAAAGTATCAGCTCCACGATGCCCTCTAAGCTTATTTATTACCTTTATATCACCCTTGTTTCTTTCGTGTAATACATCAATAATTCCCTTAAACATTGATCGAGGGTTGGTGCCAAAGCCCTCCATTAATGCAGCATTTCTAGCGCCTCGCTCAACACCATAGAAAAACGATTCAGCTAAATTCCCTGATCCGTATTCTTTGTTGTAATCAAACCAATCATCGGCTGATTTAAAATGTAATACGCGCTCTGACGATATTTTCTTAGCTATATTGGCCGGGCCTTTAAATGCCAGAAATTTGTCGTTATCAGCGACACCCTTTGATACGTAATGATCGCCAGTGGATAAGTTTGTGTAGACTGTTTGAAGATATTCAAGTCTTTCCGCCTCAGTTAAACCTCTGGCCGTTTGATCCCAATCAATTCGGTCATTTGTGTATGAAACCCAGTCTTGGCCTTTATCACCGCCCTTTCTTCGGATTTTAGTGGCGTCATGAGTCTGTCTAACAATGTAGCCAGGTAAGCTATCAATCCAAGCCCCAGCGTCATTCTGCATTTGAACGACTGCCTTTTGACCATCGTTAAATATTTCAGCGAGTTTCTGAGCGTCTTTGTTACCAGATATTCCCGGCTTTCCATCAGGCCGTCCAATCTCCCACATTTCCTGTGCAATTTCTCTATCGAGATTTCGAGAGTTTAACGAATCCCAGAGGTTAGCTTGAGTTATTTTATCTCGAACCCCACCAACTACGCCATTTTCCTTTGACGACATTCTAGAACCAATAGAGTCGCCACCTTGACCAAGGCCAACCATATAATTAATAAGCCCATCGGCATCAGTAGCATCTGGCGTTCTAGCCTTATATCGTTCAATTCCTTCCATGATTCGAGCGCGAGCAATGATATTAAACGCCCTATTACGCTTTTCTATCTTCATTGCAGACACCCATGTCTCTATCATGTTTTCAGCTTCCGCTAACATTTCACGATTAATATCAGCAGGGGAGCCGCGTTTAGTACGTCGAATTTTTTGCAAAGCACTATACAAAGCATCAACTTCCTCATCGGTCATCATGCCCTTAGCTGCTTTCTTTATGTCCTCAATACAAGCCATTATCTCACCGCGCACATTGCAATTGCTTTCATTATTCCATCAGTTTGTTCTGCCTGTTTAATTAATTGATCTGCATCATTGTAGGCCTTAATACTTGCCTCATCGACCATATCAGCGTCACGTACAGCCATAACAATACTGTCTAATTCTTCCAGTTCAGAGTCCACAGTCCTGTCATTATCTTGACGTTTTGCTATATCGTCAAGCTCTTGAATGTTCCTTTCGTCATACATTGAGTCAGATTTAGGGTCAGCCTGCACTTCTGCATCCCTGACCGCTGCCTCATCAGATTCAAATCGAGGGAACCCGCGCTCACCTGCTATGATGTCTTGTGCTTCCATGTCTAATCGTTGAGCTGTATCTGTATCACCAACCCTTGCGTATTCGTCACGTTCTCGAAGTACGTCCCTTACAGTTTGACGTACTGTACTGACAGGCTTTGGTTCAATCTCTGATTTTAATTTAGCTTGCTCTGATTCCAGCTTTTCAATGCGTTTCGCTTTTGCTTCCTTGCCTTTTTTGCTGGTTGGTTTTTTATCATTCTCGCGCTTGATCTTCTCATCAAGCTTTTTAATTTCCTTTAGTTTTGTGTCTATTTCTTCAATGCGAGAATCAACTGATTTCTTTTCAGTCTTTAATTCATCAACTTGTTTTTGACGCTGCTTCTTAACACGCGCACTTGTTGCCTCCAATACCTTAGCCTCTGCCTTGGTAATACGAGCGTTTATATCAACAGAATCAAGTTTTAATTGTTCTTGTGATCTAGATACTACAGGCTCCTTGCCATGTAACTTGTCAAATTCCAACTCTACATCACGGGCAAGTTTTGTTTCTGGTATTTCCGCTATTCTATAAAGGCCGTCAACCTTAGCAGGTTTTCCTTCGATAGCTGCCGCTGTTGCCGCCCTGTACGCTGGCTCATCCACAACATCAGAATACTTCCGCATGATATCGCCGATCTTACCAGCGCCAGCGTGAAGTCCTGCGCCAAATACTGAGCCAAATCCAAGGGCATAAAGTGAATCTGTCATGCCATAATCGGCCTGCTCCTGGTGAGCCGCTGCTAATACAACAGGTTCAACAACTGCCGCACCGATTGCACCCTCAACCCCGCCTTTTACAAATCTAGCCTTAGTGAGCCCAATAGATGCAACTAACTTGGCAAATCGTGCCTCACGTAATACGGGGATAAATGCCGCCGCTGTATTAACCGGGTCAAGTATTGCTGCAACAATTTGCACTCCAAAAAGTCCGGCTTTAGATGTAAACCCTTTCGGCCCTGAGTTAATCACAAACCTTCTTTGGTTCTCATCGTCTTTTCGTTCGGCGATCAGCTTGGCAACATTCTGCTTTACACCCTCTGGAAAACTCAAACCCTCTCTAAAATGCTCTGATTCCTTCCATTCCTTTTGAGTCATGTGAGGTGATGGATCGAGAAATTTACGATATTCAAGCTCGTGCATTCTATTGTAAGAGGATAGCGGATTGTAAGTTATAGCCTCTTGAAAAGATGCAGCAGCGGATTGACCCCATGTACCCTCAAACCCTATGCCTGATTGTTGGAATGATTGATTTGTTTCTATTTCAGGGTAAATTAACATTATTTAGATTCCTTAAAATCAAAACCGTACCTTTCACCTGCCTTGTTTAAAACAAATCCCTTTCGATTATCCATTAGCCAAACACCTGTATCATCAGGTTTAGTCACCCATATACCACGCTTTTGCACTGCTTCCGCATAAAATCTGAAAGCCTCTTTATCATTCTTGAAATTTTTTCGTACCTGATCTGGCACCACTGGATTAAACTTTTTGATTAAATGAGTTCTTGAATTAATCGCCATTCGTTTCATTATCTCAACGCGGTCAAACTGCGCTGGAATCCTAACATTTGCGCTGATTGTAATATCTCCTGAGCCAGTATCAAAAACGGGCTTTCCTGGTAAACCTGCTGCTGATACCCACCCAGTTACATAGCTATAAGCACCCCCATCGTCTTTATTGAAAGTTCCTCTGATTATATTACTTGCTACAGTAGAAGGATCACCAGCACCACGAGCTACTTGGAATGTGACCATTTTTGTCATAGCTGCTTTAACATTCTGATAATTTGTTGACATTGCCCCAAAAGCATCAACACCGGCAATGGTTGACCGATATCTTTCCATCTGACTGTCAACTTCTGCATTGATTGATTTTTTCATAATAGGCGAGAGTTCTTTTTTCGCCTTCGCTTGATCTTCTTTACTTTGAGCCAACGTATTAGCCAAAATAGGCGCGAGCCTTGTCCCTGTATTTAGGTTTGCATATAGGCCGAATAATTGAGCCTCAACAGGTAACTTTCCATGTTTCACAAGATCACGGAATACAACACTGTAGTTATCACCGTATTTCTCTTTCAGAGCGGTAAAGTATGCTGTTTTCTGATCTGCTTTCAGATTATTAAATGAATTAACCATCGCAAGGGACTGATCTTTAGATAATAAGCTGGTCTTGTTTGCTTTGATTCCATTGATAGCCTGCACGGTCAAAAGTGCATTATCTCGTGCGGTTGAGTCAACAGGAGGCCCACCCTCGGTTCCTGAGAATGGCTGGGCCAAGCTTCCTGGTGTTTCAGACCTTTTAACTAATGGATGATTAGCGTAGAATTTTGCCGGATCATCGCGAGCTTCTTTCTGTAACTTAATAGCCTGAGTCGATAATTGCGCCACATACTTTGATTTATTAGCATGCTGTGGATCACCTGCTTTTGGCGTTCGATCCTTAATCAATTGATTAGTAGTTGCAATATCGCCTGACTGTAATATCTTGTTATCGTCATACCATTGTTGTGCTGTCTTTAATTTAAGATCATAAGATTTTCTTTGTGATTTTGATAGGCTATTAGCCGCTACATCTGCACCCTGAACAGGTACTCCAGTATGCTGTATTGAGCTAATATTAGAATTCAATAATTGAGTATCTCGCACCACTGTTGCAGCCCGTGCTTGAGCTGCTTGTGAACGTGCAAGCCTTGTAAGCTGGATATGCTTTGCAGGTTCAATGCCCGGAATTTTCTTATTCTTTTTCAGCATCGCCTCAGCACCAACAGGATTATTCTGTATCATGCGGGTTACGCGTCCGACTTGAACGTGAGTATTGAATGATCGCTGTGCAGACTGACCACCTGGAACAGAGTAAACGCCTGCCTTGACTAAAGCCTTTATATTTTCATTGTGATCATTCATTATTTGTTTAAGGTGGTTTTCATCTTTAGCGTCAATAGCAAGCTCTGCCATTCGATTTTGATCTAATTCTGCTTTTTGCTTTAGTACAAATAATTGACTCTTTCGAGCCGTGCTGGTCATGTTTGAGTGCGCATTCAGAAAGAATGATTTCAACCTTAAATCTAATTGGGTTTTGGTATCCTGATCGGTTACGTCCTTAAAATACTTGGTTCTCAGCTCTTTTCGCTTTTGCTCAAAAGATGGGACAAAGGAAGCGTATGAATCTGGAGTCTTGGTAATTTCGCTGCTCCAGGTGGTGTATTCCTTCACCGCACTTGTGAACCGTTCAGACACGTCTGATGCTACCTGAGCAAGTCGCATTTTCTCATTAAACGCATTGTCGATTGCAACAAGGTTTTTACCAGCCTGAGCCATTGTCTTGCCAATAACCTCAGTGCCAAGCTCGGGAGCTGCTAATTGCCCGCCAGATTGCAAGACCTTTCGACCTGGAATGGTTATTTTCATTTGATTCTAATCCCCTTTTTCTTGGCGTGTGACCGCGTTAAAAGGGTAGAGCCTGCGCTGAAAAAGCTCGACATAAGTTTTGCCCCACCTTTTGCAAGGGCTGATTGTGCCTTGAGTCGCGCTGATCGTTCCTGAGTGTCAGCAGTTCGGCCAATAGCAATAATATCCTCCTCACCAAGACGAAGTATTTCTTCCATAACCGCTAACGGGCTTTCCGAATCATCGTCAATAGTCACTCCAGATGCAGCAAGCCTAGCTCGTGCGGTAGATACTGACCGACTTGTGAGCCTCCTTGACTCTCGGGTCTTATCCTCGCGGGCCTGCTGCGTCAGCTTGATGTTTTCTTCTTGAATAGCAGCCTGCCGCCTACCTTCCTGATAAGCGGAAATGCCGGTGAACAATGTCCCGGCTGTTTCAATCTGTTGTCCCATTCCCGCTAGTGCTGCCATAATCTCGCAAACCTCAAGTGATCTAATTTGTCAGGGCCATACATCTTGTGAGTTGCCTCCCATGTAAAGCCTAGCTTAAGCATCCACCGAATAGCCCGTTTGTTTCGCTCATGGACTGTGCATTGTATCCGGTGTAAATTTAATTCTTTTCGTGTTTTCACCATCAATTTTAGTGTTTCTCGATGAAAAAAACTAATGTTATCATTAACATGGTCAGTGGTTAGCATCCAGACCTCACCCACACCATGCCACATCTTAATCATTCCAATCACCGCAATAATCTGGTGTCCTACAAAATAACTATATGACGGCCCAGATCGGTAGTAAGCCCTAATAAATTGATCTGGATCAACTCCACCCAAACTGTCAACGTCCTCTTTCCTCAATGGCTTCAACCCTGCCATGTGGCTTGGGTGAAACGGTAATATTAAGTTAGTCATCGCCCACGTTTAAATCTCCAAATAATCCAAGTATAGTCGCAGGAAAGGGGGAATTCTGTACATATTCAATCGGTGCATCAGAAGAATGACCTAAATCTGATACGGACAAATCACCTGTTTCCAACGCTGGCCCTGACCCCATTAAATCATCCTCATCACGAACATCGAGTTCAGTGCCGTTAATCTCGCCGCCAATAGTATTATACCGTCTAAGTTTAATACGGCCCCAGCTCTTTGTCTTGCCCTGAGCGGTTCCCATAGGGTTTCCGGCTTCCGGCTCAAGAGTCACTATTTTAGATTCATATCCAAGCCCAATCTGTGCCTTTGTGAAAGTCTCATAATCGGTTGAATAGGTGATTGCCCCGCTTGTAACCACTGCATCAGGATAACGCGCACCATCAGCCAAGACCTGCACAGTCTCGCCTTCCAGGTGATCAAGTCCTGAAACTGTTCTTACAGCAGAGCCGCTATAGGTCAGGCCAGAATCAACATAAAAAGCATCTTCTACATCAGTCCAGATGCCTGAGTGAAAGTATTCAATATAGCGAACAGTAGAACCATTAATGGTATATTTAATAGATAACCATATCTGATCATGGTCAGCCGCAGGGATTACCGCGACTGATTCCACAAAACCATCGCCGCCGATGGCATGATCATGCCAGGCAATGACCTCTTGTGGTTTTTCATAGGTTAACCCGATCAAACCGCCGTCAGTCTTTACAGCCCACAGGGTAGAGTCGGGTTCTTGTTGGTAATCCATTTCCGTGATTCCCGTACCTGTAATATGTTCTGACAGGATTGTTAAATCAACAGACGAATACGTGTTAGTTTCAAATCTATATGAGAGTTCTCTAATCTTCTTCAATGCACGCTGTAAATAAACAACAGTATTGTCAATTTGCACAGGCTGGAGAAAGGCGCATTTGTGCGTAGTTTGACGCTTTACGCGTATGTTCGTGGGAGTTACCGGCCCAGTGTCGGAACTTGATACCCTGTGTTCTGAACCAGATGTGCCAATTAATAAATCCTCTGAGCCTGTCATCCATGTAATTGCGTTCACTTTACCTGATGCAATTGTGTACTCTAAAGCGTCATCGTCAGCCGTTCCTGTCGTTAAATCCTCGTAATCAGCAGACTTTGACATCCAGAACTTGTGTGGCTCATCGGTTGATCTGGCGAAACAAAGTCGTTGTTCGTAGAATGTCACACACCCTGGAGCGTCATTATTCACCACAGACGATGTGCCGCCTGATGTATAGGCTGTATATCCGGTTGAATCAATGCTTTCAAGCTCGAATGTATTGGTTGTTGTATTGGCTATTGTATAGGTTTTCCCGTTTAGCTCTGTCATGCCACCAATGGATGCTAACGAGACTCTCTGACCATCAGAATAATTATGTCCCGCAATCGTTACCACCGCAGGATTAGCAGCCGTTATGCCTGTGATATTCTGGGAAGTGCCTGGGAATTTATCAGCAGTCGGCGCGTAGAAATCCATAGACCATGAAGTGTGGCCTGTTCTTGATAGCTTTTGAGGCTTAATATCCCGATGCACCAACCACATAACGTCAGCAGATTGTGCAAACTGTATGCTGAATAGCTCTTGCTCAGTATAAGGGGTTATTATGGAATAAGGCCCAACGGCTGTTCCAGCGGAGCTATAAGCCGTGTAAGCAGTTGAATCTGTTCCTGATAGTTCAAACGTATCATCACTGACATTAGCAATAGTATAAGTATTCCCGTTCAATTCAGTCATGCCCACAACGCCGGATATAGTGATCTCATCGCCGTTCAGGTATCCATGACCAACCGCTGTGACCACACAAGGATTAGCCTGTGTAGCGCCTGTGATCGTTTTAGAGTCGGTTATCTGGCCGTTATCCCTGAAAAATCTAATATACTTTTCACCAAATTCCAGCACATAGGCCTGAGTTGTTGAAAACTCAAAAGGAATTAACCTGATCTTTTTAGTGCTGTCACTAACCTCTGTGACGTGTACAGTTCCCTCACGCCGAAAAGCACCGCCATGAGGTTTAATCTTGAAATTCTTACAGGTCTTTAATCCGTTGAAATACTTTGAAATATCTATACGAGCAAGTAAGCGCGGACTTAATTCTCCCGCGGTAAAGTTGGTTTGTATGTGGGAAGCGCGGGCCATTTACCACGCCCAGCTTGAGCCATGACGGACATTGATATAATCATCAGTTTCGGTAGTGTCGCTGGTTCCTTCCTGTGAGTCCACGTTCATAGCCTCCATTTCCACTTCTTCCTCAAGCTCTTTCATTAGCATTGCAAGGCTTCTCTTGCCTGTTATAGGGTAAGCCATTAATGTTGCCATCCTATGCCCTAGCCATCGCTTGAATAATTCATCCATCGAGTTAACATCTGTTACCGCTCGGGTATATTTAATCTTGACCGTTGAGGCATCTGTGACCAAGCAGAGCGCATCAACCACCCATTCGATCTTATGGGCGTATATATTACCGTCCTGCATTTCAATGAACCGAATATAATCTGATGGTAATGGGTAAGCATAAGAGAATCCCCATGCCGGGGTATTTGTAGACTGATTTAATACTGCCCTGGTTGTAGAGAAATTAGCAGGGTAAACACGCAGAAGAGCATCACGCTCCCGTGCATAGAATTTATTACAGTTCTTGGCTCTGATGTTATCGTCTGTCAGATTAATTATTGCATCTTCTTTCAATAGCCCTAATGCACTATTGCAGATAGCAACTTCTGAGGTTTCAGCCATTTTAGCTCCAAAAGGCCCGGCAGCGTTAGCCGCCGGGAATCAAGGGATTAGTCGATTACATAAACAATGTAACCAGATAAATCATCACCATCCACGATTGCTGTATCCTGGGAAGTGAATCGGATAACTACGCCATCTTTAGACTCGAAAGTCTTAACGTTGCCAGCAGTTGCTAATACTGAACCGATGTTTTGAACACCAGCAGTATCAACATCAGTGCCATCATCCAACCCGTTAGGATCAGCAGCAACCGCAGTGCCGTCAAAGTCAGTATAAGCGTCCCAGCCTACGTCCATCGTTGCCGATGCAGTAGTCCAGTTCACATAAACACTAGACAGTAAGCCCAGAACAGTAACGCGGCCAGGTGGTAGCTTTACCGCAGCTACATCAGATGTAGCATCGCCAGCGCCAGATTGATCATGAACAAACCGCGCAATACGCAGCCGACCATGAAGCTCGTCAGGCTTTAGCTTTGTTGGTGGAGTAGTCGAGTATGCTTTTGCGTATTCAACACTCTCTTGAGTAGTAACAGCCATAATAGCGTCCTCTTAAATTAATTATTCGTTGCAAAGAATCTGGACCACTTGCTCATCTTCAAGACGAACAGCGCCGAGGCTCATTTCAACATACACCTGCATAGAGTTATTTTTATCTCTACGAGGGCCCACATCAACTGTAATGTCTTGCGGTAAAGCAAGACCAACAGCAGTTTGCGCGTATGCATAACATTCACGGCTAGTGCCATCATGTACTAAACGCTCAGATCGGATGAAGTTGAAGCCCATGAATGTATCAATATCACCTTTTACTAATGCTTTGACTGAGTTGTAGTCAGCACTGGTAATAGTGGTATCGTTCAATAGAGCATCAATCTGCTCGGCAGAACATACAATGTTCAGAGGAACCATATCATCAACCTCAGCCGCCATTAACATTTTCTTAGCTGTAATCAGCTTAGCCAATGATAAATCCGCTGAACCGTGGGCAATGATTTGACCTGATGGCAAGGCTTGAGAGCCTGCACCAGCTTCGCCAGTTTCAGCAGAACCACCGAGGGCGCTAATAATAACGTCATCTTTAGTACGGCCAAAGGCCCACATAGCATTTACTGCATAAGGGTTTGTAGGGTCATTAATAAGCTTTAACTTATCAACGTTATCCACAAGATCAGCCCAGTTGTAATCAGTCATAGGGACTGAACGTCTGGAATGTGGAGTGTTCATTAGTGGAGTATCTGCATGACGTGAGGTCATTTGTTGCGCCTCAGTCGAGCCGATACGGTCAAAGTAGCATCGTTTACCAATTACATCACCATCAACGCGTACCGTAGGCGCAAGGCGTGAGCCTCTTTGCTGTGATAGCATGATGACGTTTTGCTTGTATTGTTGGACGCGAGCTACATCAATTTGAGTTGACATATCGAATACCTTTTAATAAGCGTTAAAAAACACAGCTTTCGCTGCACCGTTACGCAAAAGGTATCCTTTCGGGCTTTTACTTGACTACAAGAGTCCAGTTACCAGTCTCTCCTGGTCGCCTGTCGCGGGCCTGAGTAGGGTATCCGCTATACTGTTACACCACCATCGTTAAATGTTGATGATTGCGCCTTGTTGAGCTTGTTCTGGATATCATACACTTTCTGAACAACAGCCTTATGGTTCGGGTTCATGTTGTCCATATATGCAGGATTGGCCATTAGTTCGCCCATCTTGGCATTTAATTCGTCATTGGTTTCCGCAGGTGTATTATTCTCGCCATTAATGACGGAATCTTCCAGTGTCTGCATACCAATGTCTGATAAGAGCTTAACCATAACAAGGTTATTACCTACGCCTGATTGTTCCAGCTCTTGCCACGCCTGTTCTCCGCCTATGGCTTCGACAAGCTTTTGAGCCGCTGCAATCCGTCGATCAGTATCAGCGCCCCATTCTTTGCGGATTTCAGCCTCCGCCTGTGCTGTCTGCTCTTTCCGTTGATTAAAGCCGTCGATAACCATTTGATTATAACCGCCTAATACTTCCTGAGCTTGACTATTATTTAAGCCTATTTTATGCGCTACGTCAAGGAACCACTTTTCTGACTCCTCATTATAGGCCAGACCTTCCGGCATTTCTTCCGGTCTTGACACTTTATATTCAGACGCTGATTCTGGACGGCCAAGCTTTCTAAACATTTCCTCCATGCCAACCTCATCGTCAGGGGCCGGTATCTGAAACACTCCTGGGACTTGTCCAATCTTTTCATTAAACTCCTTGATCTTTTCTTCTCCCGCGTCCTCAGTAGGGATCGGGATACGTGAGCCAAGCATACGTTCAAGGCCTTTGTAGCTCTCAGCCATGTCATTGACTGTCTCAAAGCCTGCAATCTTGCTATCAGACTTAAAATCATCGTTTAGCATATCGTGCCAGTTCGACGCTGTTTCCCGATGTTCGGCGGTGTTATCCGTATTTTCGGTGCTAATCTGTGAATCCGTCTGGCTCTGGTCTGTCGCTTGGTCGCTCATTCATTTTTCCCCTTAAGTATTCGCCGTTCAATGCGGCTGCTTTGATTCCATCCATTAACATTTTGAAACCCATTTCTACATAGGCTCTGTATGGATGCGGTATTTCCCTTAATCTTTCAGTTAAAGTATCTGTATGATTTCCATCCAGAAACGTATCAACTAAATCATCTAATACAATTTGCCCTGACGGACTGAATACAAAATCAGCATAAGCATGATATAAGTCCTCTTGACTAAGCTGCTTCATTCTCTGCCTGTGCTGCTGTAGCCTCTATCTGCCCGGCCTGCTGTAACTGGTCAATCTGTTGCTGCTCCTGAATCTGTGCGTTTCTGTTCTCCCGCATAGCCTCAACGTCATCAAGATCGCGCATTACCTTAGCAGGAACACCGCCCTGATCTGCCAATAAATCAATGGCTTGATCGAAATCTATCTTATCAAGTATAGACGGGTCTTGAGTAACTTGCGCCATTGCTCCAGCTTCCTGAATGATGGTACGCACTGAATTAACCTCATCTTGCTTCTGAGCTTTAGCTAGTGGGCCAATATAGACAATCTCAAGCTCTGCCAATCCTTCCAATGACTTTGGAAGGTCTTTAAGCTTCCCAGCCCGTAACAGCATGTTGAACGTTCGTGTAACCGGATTATCAAGCAGCTCTTTGGTGATTCTAAAGAATGTCGGCCCTAATAGTCTCTGTAGTAAATCGAATCTGACAGTAACCTCAGTGGCTGTCATGTCCTGATCTTGTGGTAACTGGAGCTTGTCGACTAAGAATATCTCATCAATCTGTCGAATGAGATTAGCTTCCCGGTTCTCGTTCACGTCCCATCGAGTACCTGAATGTAAATATTCAGGCTTTTGGCCGTGAGTCTTAGCCGCATTATAGAATGTTGTTGCGTTAGGGCCAGTCTTAACCCCACCAATTACACCCTTATGAGGCACAATTAATGGTGGTGATACGTCCTTTGCAAATCCTTTCAGGGCTAGTTCTTTGTTTCTATTGAGTGTCTTAATCTCTGGTAATGCAACCCATCCAGGGCCACGACCCCATCCCATGTCATCCTCTGCAACGTCCCATCGTGCAACGGTCACAGGCATTTCATCGAATCCACCCACACTAATATCATGCTTATCATCACAAGCCACATATCGAGAGACTACGGGCTTATTAACCAGATTGGATTTACCCTCGCCAAAATGTTCACGTGGATAGATTATGTGCAATATGCCAAACTTCTTGTTCTGATCTTCTGGCTTTTTACTCTCCAATGCGTCTTGTATCTTAGTTCCCAGACTCTTAAAGCCTGCCATTCCTGAGAATTTATCCCGTGCCTGGGAAGCTGTTAACTTAAACTTACGGTAAAAAGACTTGAGATTACCCTCGGCATCTACTGTGAAGTTATACTCTCTGATTGCAAATGATGAGAACGATACGCCGTCATGGTCGCCGTTCTCGTCGAATTTCTCTGTTGTGAGTAATGATGTGGTGGCATATCCGACCAGATTTCGATAGCACCGGTATATCTGGGTCTTGAAGTTGGAAGCGTTTAAGGCCTTAAGGGTTTTACTTGCTGCATCGTCCAGCCATTCTTTTACATCGTCCAGCTCGTTTAATTCCTCGTCCTTTGTACGGAATTCAATCCATGCGGTAGTCGATGGGGTCATTGTTCCGTGCAAGGTAGCTGCCAATAGATCGGCGTCTTTGATAGCTGTGGAATCATACCGGCCTACATGATGACGTTGACCTGGTGTATTATTGCGTCCTATTACCGTAGGATCATTGGGGGTTACGAATTTCTGAATATCTTCAAACTGAATATTCAAGTTCCCCTTTGTGGCCTCAAGGCCGTCATACATTTTAACGAAGTCAGCAGCCTGCATGTTATTCTCCCAGCAACTTCTTGACTGCTACCTGAGCGCCTTGCTTAACTCCAGCGCCACCTGTTAGCAATGTTGAGCCAAAACCCTGACCTTTTGTAATTGCTGCCAGTCGCTTCTTTGCCTCAGCGTCTGCTGATACTCTCGCCTCTGATGGTTGTGGAATCTTTGGACTGAATAGCTTTGATGTGAGCGAGGTCGTGCCTGCTGTAATCAAGGCTTTCTTCTTGCCTGCTGATAAGCCTTTAGCGGCTCCAGCTACAATTCCCGCGCCTATGCCTGATGCTGCAAGGCCTGCCGCTGCACCTGATGCTATCCCGGCCCCTGCTGCTGCTCCAAAGCCCCCTAGTGCTGCTGGTGCTAAAAATGCCATACTATTATCCTCAAAATGGTTCGTAGTCCTCTGTTGCGTATGAGCTGTAGGAGATATCATCATCCAAAGGGCTATAACTATCAACAGCTTGCGACTGATGTAGAAACCCTGGCTCAACCTTTTCACCCTTGACTAGCTCCCCAAATATCTCCGCGCATAAATATTGTAGTCCATCATGCGGGTGAGAAAATTTGTTTTTGTCCGGTTCGACATGAAATCGAGCTTCACCCGATATCGCCTTCCTTTTGTAATTATAGCCCCCTTGAAAGCCTTTGCGCAACAATTCGCAGTTTGAACCGATAATTAATGCAGGTTCGCCGTCGATCAAGGTATTTAGACCATATCTAACAGATGATAGGCGAAGTTCAAGGTCTTGTATACCTGCCTCGACATCAACGCCCTTGCCGTGCTGTATCTGGAAGCATGTTGTCAGTATCTGCTGTGATCCCTGCATTCCTGCCGGATCGCCTATGTCTTTGAATATATAGCCCCTGTACTTCTCAACACAGTATGTTTTAACCTCATCGGTAAACATATCAATACCGGCTCTGGTCGCGCATAGCTCATCAATTACCCTTACCTGACCATTAGGCAATATCTGTATAAACACACAAGCAGGTGTCAGGCCATAATCCCAGCCACGCCAGATAGGAATACCCTTAACAGGCAATACAGGCTTACAGTGCAGATTGTCCCTGTATGTGGGATAGACAGGCTGTCCAGACTTTAAGAAGCCGTACTCGCCGTGTACATGCACCAGAACCCAATCTTGATCAGGGTCAGCGGCTAATAGATCGTAGTATGACGGCTCCAGGAAGGGCAGATTCTCTGCTTTGTCTGACAATCCAGAAGGTTGCTTGAATACCTGTTCAAACGTTCTACCTAGCTTTTCCTCTACAGGCTTAGCTAGATCACTGAATAGATTAGTCTCGAATAGCTTAAACCACCATGAATCATTGTCAGGCGGGTTAGTGTCAAAGAACAGGCCGAACCATGTGCAACCACCGTCTTTCCTTGCTGGATATCGAGATACACGACCCATTAATGGCTTAACGATCTCCCACGGTATTTCCCGAGCTTCGTTGATCCATGCCCCGGTTAGCTCTAATGAAAGCAGATTCGATACCTGATCGGGTCTATCTAGCGCCCTGAATAATATCTCAAGATGTAACCCTGGTATCTTTGTGACTGTGTAAGTATGCTCTGATTTGTTGTACCTGCCGAAATGCTGCTCAGGTAGCCAGTCGAGAACGGTCTTGATCGTCGTATCTCGTAATTGCTGGTAAGTATTCCGCACTACTGCGAACCGTGCGTGTTTCAATCCGTCTTGCTGTTCGTGCTGTTCCTGCGTACGTCTTATCATTTCAACTACGCAAGCTGTTGATTTGCCAGAGTTACCAGTAACAAATACTCTGTTGTTATGCCTGGCAACAAAGAAGCCTGAATCAAGGGTAAAGCAATACTTTCTTGCCTGTTTGACTCGCTTAATCGTTATACTGTCTTTCCTGACCCATATTGACGCCTTAGCGCCAGTGGCTATATTGACTCTGTATCCTGTAGCCCATTTAGGATTATCGTGATCAACGATATTGATTGATGCCCGTCGACCTGTAGCGTGCGCAGCATATTGGATAAAATCAGCACATGGCTTGCTAGTCGTGAAGAATATAGTTTCAGGACCATCATGCAATCCATCCCAATGAGATATTTCATCAACTACAATCTCAAGCTGTCTTTGCGATAAGGTCCACCAGAAACCTGAATACTCCTTACCGTAATCTGATCTGTAGAATTTATAGTGAGTCTCGGTTGGTCTACTGCTGTATGTTTTCTTAACATACTCAATTCCACAACTTTCCAGTAGTTTCTCTAGTCTATCCTTCTTGCGCTGCTTTCTAACCGTTATATCACATTTCATACCGACCATGTGACCGTCAGCGTTAATAGCTGCCCTTAGTCTTATTTCGTCATCTGATAATGGATAGTCTGTGTATTGAGGGATAAAAGTATTGGGTATCTGATACTTGCATGGCTTTACTGCTACTTCATGGGCTAGCTTTACCTTAAACTTACCATTGTAATCATACAACGCCATTCGATGCTCATCTGATAGCATCATAGACATTGAGTATTTATTGCTAAAATGCCACATCTCGTCACATGGATTGTCAATATATGCTTGCGGCTTTACAAAGGTTAATACTCCACTTTCTTCCCATTGGCCAACCAAATCACCCTCTTGGTACTGGTCCATTCGCTTCCATCCTTGAGGCGTAAGGAAGTCTGAATCGCCTGAAATGGGACCAAAAGGCCCCATCAATCCCCTAATATATGCATCAGACTTGGCAAATGCCTTGATTGTTGGAGCGTGTTTGTAGGTATATTCTATTTTCACGTATGGTAAGCTTTGCTGACCTCATCAATAATGAAGTCGCCTGTATAACTGTCACCCGCTACGCCATTTTCAACATCTATTCTAAGTGAATAACCTTCTGGGATAATAAAATCCTTTGGCATTGGGAATTGTAAAGCAAGTCCTGCTACTGAGGTTTCACGGTAAACGCCCTGCATTGCCTCATAGTGATAGGTCAGACTTGCCGCTTGCACCGCTCCAGCGTGAACATCAAAGATCACATTGCTTGAGGCATCAATAACTTGGATCAATACGCGCCTGTTTGCAACTGTTGCGTCTGTTACTAGAACTATCTGGCCATATAAGACCTTATACATTATGTCATCTGGCGCTGTGATGTCAGCATTTGCATTTCCTGCGGTTGCTGATACTGCTTCGTGCTTAATCATTTCATACTCCTGGGTTACGTTTAGGGTGGTATATTCCCTGTTCTTTGTATTTGAATGTCATTCCAGCATAACCTTGAAAGGTTGATTGCCAAATCATCGTACCCTTGAGCTTTTCTTTTAATTCTTCTTTCTGTTTCTTCAATCTTGCCCGGTATTGTTTGTAACTTTCGTTTATATTACGTTTGTTGCTCATGTTAACTCCTTATGGCGCATTGTAATGCTTACCTCTAAGCTCTTGAATATTCTCTTTATACTGTTCAACTCTTGGGGCAACAGTTACACTATTAGGCTCTGGTAATGATCGGCTCATTTCATCCAACTTATGGTCTCCACACCAATCATCGCGAAAAACTACAGGATACCCATTCATTGTTGGTGCATGTCTCCTACATCTACCGATCTTATGATTACCTGTTCCTTTGCCCACAAACCACATACAACTTGCACATTGCATATTTTCCGATCTGTGTTGCCATGGGTCATTCGTCATCCTCAAGCCCTCCAATAATTAGTGTCACTGTCTTGTTTTCGTTCAGGTCGATCTTGTCATTGTACAGAGATACATGTCTTGCCTGCATATCTAACGCCTTGAGTTCAAATTGCTTTTCATTATCTTCTTTAGCCCTTGATCTAACGTCCTCAATGTTCTTCAATACTGTTTTTACTGACAATAAAGCTCCTTCTGAGGCTTTTTCCATTGTCTTTTCAATGACTTGCATGACTTGTGGGTCTTTGAGTAGCTGATGCCCCATACTATACGCTGTCTTTTCACTGTATCCAGCTCTGATAGCTGCCTGTGTAGCGTTACAATCAATGGGGTATTCTTGTGCAAATCGCTTTTTCTTGGGCGCAATTTTCCTTACTGCTTTTTTAGTCTTTCTCTTACTGGCTTTCTTTTTAGCTGCCATTTAATGCCTCAATGCAATTGGTTGAATGCTCCATGTGTTGTATAGCCATATCATTAAATTTATGTTGTTTCTCAATTTCGGCCTCAAGCTCTTTAACCCTCGCCTGCAAATCAACTATTACCTTATCTAAGTCTTTGTCATTCATTCTTCACCAACCTTAACCAGTCTATATGTAGTAGTTGATTCGTCCGTGCTTTCCAGAAATTCCCTGTAATCGTCTGGAGTCATTCCTTTAGGTACTTCATAAAATACACCATCGTGCATGATAGCTATAACTGTCACGTCTTTCTCTTTAGCTAAATCAGCACCAACTATTACTTTGTCTAGGTCTTTATTGTCCACTATCTCCACCTTACAGGCGTAAGTTCAATAGTTGGAATTTCATAGGCTTCCACCCTACCTCTACAGTGAGGCGCAAAACACACTAATCTATCGCTAGTTTTTGTTAACACTTCGCCGCAAGCAGGACATTTAATGTTAATTGCGATTTCTGCCATTATATTATCCCCATCAGCAACTATGTTAACATTCTCGCCCTCTAAATCAGATAGTTTACTGCCGCATTGAGTGAAATCATCCATTCTTGCGCGTGTTGTTTTAAATTTAGTTTCATTTTCCATTATGCAGCTCTCTTGGGATTCGTGAGGGCTTACCGTAATCAAGGTATCTCTTGAATACTCTTGTCATTAATTCAGATTTAAATTCAGCAGCGCGTCTTTCCATTAACCTATCAAATGATTCCTTGGCCAATCTCTTGCCAAGATCGCCAGGGGGTTCTTCTCCATTAGACGGACGTTTGCCGCAATTACTAAAATCATCTAACCTAGCGCGAGTTAATTTCTCCATCAGTCATCCTTCGGAATCATTTCAAGCTCAATCTCAGGCATTTTGTACTTTGCCTCGAACTTGGCGCATCGCTGGTTATTGCAGATGTAGAATTTCTTGTTTCCGCGTTGGAATGTCTGGGCAAGTACGGTCTTACATGATGGGCAGTGGATTTGAGCCTCGAAAGTGGTTATGTGCGTGTTAGGCAGCACCGCAATTCTCTCGCCAACATACTCAGATAACTCATCCATTTCATTTTTTTGGGTTTGCTTTAATTTGGCCCGTGCCTCATCATCATGAATAGGGCCAAACTTAGCCGCTGCCACTGTTGGAGCTGGTGCCTTAGTTGCAGGCTTTACACTTGCGCCCGCTGCTTTTTTCTTTACGGTTTTTTTCTTTGCTGTCATAATATTACCCTTGTTTAGTAGTCGTCAGTATACACCGTTTCTAGTCCCGGCGCTCTTTCTCGACATTTTATACATAAAATCAAACTGTTATCTGTCACCATCCATGTTGCACAGCCGCATTCACACACTAAGACTGATACCTCTTTTTCTTTCGGTCGATAGTCATCGAGCTGGTATACATTGCTCACAAATAAACCTGCTTTTCTTCATTACATGGTAATTCATGGCCAGGTAAAATCCTTATTGTTCCCTTTATCGGGTATTTTGCTTTGTATTTATTGAGCATTTTAGCAGTAGATTGATTCATGCCATTGATTGATATGACTTTTGATCTTCCTCGATGATTTATAATATAGGCTACTTTTTGTCCACACATCATAAATAGAAATACATGAACCTTTATGGTTTTTTCAGGTAGTACAATGTCTACCTTACCAAATCCAGTGGTAAAAAAGAATACAAATAGTAATGTAAGCCTTTTATACATACAGCCCCCAAAAGACCAGCCTTTCGACTGGCCTGGTTTGTCGGAGTAAGTTCACCTTAAATTATAGTCCACCTTTAGAGCCATGACATAACTTTTGCGAAAAATACCGAAATTCCAATCACTGCATGACCAACCACCACCGCCATAAATAGAAATGCTGTGTATATCATCCCGTCAAGAATCCAGTTTTTGTATTTGGTTTTCATAGACCTTCACTCCTGATTGCGTTTAAATGATCCTCATCAAACTGACAACCTTCAACCTCTTTCATTTCAATCTCAACCTTGCCGCCTTTTATTACTATACCCCTATTGATTATAAGCTTATCTATCTGACTATCATCTTCATACGCACCAATCAGGGTTAGCCCATCAAGCAAGGCCTTCATTCTATTATCAATATCCACTCTTGCCTTAGTTGGAGGGTGTAATGTAACCTCCATAATCACACGACCTGTTAATTTTCTCTCTGGCTTAACGGTGAGTGATACAAGCTCTTTATATTCCCGGCCTTTTTTAGCTAATATAATTCTACCGTTAAATACCCCTTTATACCCGTTAATGCTTGGAGGCCATGGCATT